GTATGGATTTGGTGATTTATCTACGGAGATCCTTGGTTCGTTTTCGTATAGGACGGAGAACCATTCTCTTAACCAGATCTGTGATACTGGATCGTGGTTTGCATCAGCCATGATGACATGAACCTTGCTGTGCTTTTGTAATAGCATATCAATGACAGTTCTTAATACACGGATAGCTGATCTAACAAGTTTAGCGAATCTGGTGTCTACATCCAGTAAGTGTTTGGAAGCCGGAGTTACTGCATCCATGCCGTCAAAGTGGAGGAAGTCTGAGAGTTGTGCGAATATTGCTGTGTCTGCTGTTGGGGATTGTAGGATTGCTTGAGAGAACCAACGTACAATTAAATCTTCACCGATTTTGATGTCCCAGTTTTCACCAGTCTCTTCATCCCAGCTCAGCATGCCTAAATGATAGTCGGTGATGACATAACAGTTTAGCAGATTATCATTTCCGGCTTTAGGCGCAGCCGTCATTTCCACACGTGGGATTTCTTCTTTCATGGCCTCAACAGCTTCCATCAATATCTGTTGGAACTTATTGTCATCCATCCTAGTCTTAACCCACTGGCCTTTTACTTGGCCTTCTTCATTATAGTAGGTTGATACGCCACGTACTAAAAATGGTTCTGGTGCTACCCTAGTCATATCATGCTCAGGGCTATAACCATGTGTGACTGCTTTTAATTTTATACTTGCTATGACTGATGATATGGTACTTTTTTTAATACCAAGCGACTCTGCAGCCTTCCTATGTGAACCATGCTCTTCAATGGCTTTAAGAATCTCACCTTGTCTTACCGTGCAAAACTGGTACAAACCTTGATCTATTTCCATTACATATCCTTTAATAACATATGGGTTGTGCGATCACCGTCAACCACCAAGTATTCATTTTCCACAAGCCACTTCATTGTCTGCCTGTGAGCGTATTCAAATAGTTCAAGTCTCTCTTCTCTAGTAAGCTTGCTTCCGCTATCTAGGTTAGCATGGCACTTATGACATAGCGCAGCAATCATGGCATCACTTGCCTTAATTCCTGTGCCCTTGCCGTCACGTTGCTGATTGCTATGTGCAGCGACCACGGTGCCGTCTTCAACACCGCAGTTCTGACATGGAGATTCACGTACTATCTCTAGTAACTTCTTGTTTCTATAAATCTTCACCAACCATCCTTTGAGTAAAGTGACGTTCAAGTTTATTGTTCTCAATAAACTCTAACCACAATACACCAACATATTTGACACCTAATCCAGTGGCAAAGAGTTCAGCAAGTCGCACTGATTCCAATGGCGTAATGTCATCCTGTGGTTTGAAATGGTAGGTTATTCCTTTACTCATATCTGTAAAGGCAATCCTAGGATAATAAGGTTGATAAGCCCTATATGAATTTTGAACATCATATGGAACTGAATTCATTTTCTTGTCCTTTTCTTCATAACTTCTGGAAGTCCAGCCGGCAAAGGCTTTCTTGCTTCAAGCATGGCATCAGCTTGCTTGTATGCATATTCTGCAAGCGCTTGCTCTGAACATAATTCTCCGCCAGCCAATGCTCCACACATAGCAAACATTGCAAATAAGTCTCTTGCTTCAAGATCATCCATAATTATTTCTTCTTAATTTCAAGTGACTCAATGCGCTCAGTCAGAATAGAACCCAAGTCTCTACCTTTAATGGCAACCATTTGCGCTTCTGTACAATCGTACACTAGCTGTGCTGCTTCCTTAACTGCCTTGTTATATCCACTGTTAAACGCATCGTTGCCATCAATGATCATTGCAATGGCATCACGAATTAGCTTAGATGCCTTGCGGTCTTGAGCTAGTTTCTTTAATTCCAAGAATAAGTTCTCTGGTAGATAGACGCTGTATGGGATTAATTTCTTATCCATTGTGTGTATTCCCTATAAATTTTGTCTAATAATTTCTGAGCTTCTACGTTAGTCTTGAGGTCTTTGCGTGATTCCAAGTTAAGGTAATTACGCATCCACTCTGTTACTGTTTCGTAGTCTTCTTTCATGATCTGTTCTGAGGTATGTAAGAACCTCCAGAATGCAGTATCACGTCCAAGCATGCCGGCTATTCTAATTGCACGATCACCAGCAAACTCTTCTTCTTTATCCATTGGCTGTTCGTCTTGATCAATACGTACCATGACTACTTGGTATCGTGCCCCAACGAAGTCCCGAAGTAAGTCTTCAGGAATATCGTCAGGGTGCATTGATAACGTGAGGACATAGCCAGTTTTGTCTTGCTTTAGTGCAACCTTCACACCTTCAAACTGGATAGTCTTCATGGCTTAGTCCCAAGGATTCTCAGATGTTTTAGCCGGAGCAGGTGCAGCACCTTTCTCATATGGCTCTGATACTGAGATAGACATGTATTTATTGCCGGCTTGAGATTCACGCTTCCAAACAGACAAGCTCAACTTGATTAGTGGACTTGGGTTCTTTTTTGCGATCTCTGCAATAAGCTCACGTGAGACGAAAATATCTCCACGAATATCAGGATGGTTTTCAGCTTTCTTGTTGTTGTTCGCAAATAGTGCTCCTGAGTTTGGTTTTGGTTCGTATGCTTGTTCAAAGTTAGCCATTATTTAGTTTCCTCTTCTACAACTTCTGGTTTAGGTAATTGTTGTTGCACTTGGATGTTCATTTTAGTTACTAGCATCCATGCCCCTGTTTTTGTTGGTAGTTCATTTAATACATTGCCAATAAATGTTGCCTCCTCTAATGTTAACGTTAAATTAATAGGCATGTTTTGATCAGCCATTTGTTTTCTCCTTTATTTGGTTTTTACGTTCAGTGAAACTACTCATCATGTTCTTAAAGAATTCAGCATCTATTTGTTTAATAGTATCAAATAGCTGTTTGTTCTTTGTAAACAATCCCATTACATCATCTTCTTTATCGCAGAAGACTAAGAAACTTGTTACTGCTTTTTTGATCTCTTCTAGCCATGCTTTTTTATCTGCACTGCTATCAGTCGTTACTGTGATTACCCAGCCACGTTTATCTAAATCAGCCTTAGAATAAATCTTTGGTTCTTTACCTTGAATCACAGGTGCAATTGCTATTTCTTCAGCTAGTTCTTCTGGCGTAAATGCTGATAATTTACGCTCAACCGGCTTTTTTACTGGCTCATCCTTACCTGTTGTTGCATCAAGCGCATCGTGCTCTACGATCTCCATTGCGTTTACCCATAGGTATCTTCTTAGGTACGTTTGAACAGCACCCAAATTCTGGATTGCATGACAACCTTTAAGAGCAGCATCACGCATCGGTGAGCAAAATTGCACAATTTCATCAGGCTTATCCCAAGCCCTAATACTAAGCACAGCAAGCTCAGCATCAAAAGAAACATGCCCAAACAAACCGTGATTAGTAAGGATAGTTTGAACTGTTGGTAAAAAGTCGGAGAGTTCAAAGTAGCTGTATCCTGCAAACTTATTGTTCCCTGACTTTTTAAGTTCCGTCTTCTGTAGCTCAATCCTTGCCTTCTGTAATCTTTCATATACGTTACTCATCGCCCAACTCCTCTTGTATTAATTTTTCTAAGTAGTGCTGAGCCTTATACAAGTCCTCAATCCCACCTTTCTTTTTCCATCTAGATACATACTTAATTACGTTGCCTTCTAGATACCCAATGTTGTTAGCCACAATATAGTCCCAAGGTTGTATAGCACTACGATAATGACTTCCTGCTACTTGTCTTTCATTTGCGTTCATACCCAAGAATCCTTAAATCCGTTATCAATTAACCATTGTGTACGCATTGCTATTAATACTGCATGTGCAATCTCTTCCAATGGCACTGGCATACTTACTTCTACATATGTCGTTTCATACTGTTTCGGTTCAGGCTCATAATCTTCAGGAATTCCATAAGTCGCATTAACTGATTGACCTTCCATCTTTAAAGGTGCTGAACCAAACCCACTAACCATTTTCTCTAGATCTTCTTCATTCATTCCCCTTGCTCCTTTAAATAATCTTGATACTGTTTACACCACTTGCTTACTGGGCAAAAGCCGGAACATCTTGTGCGCTCTCCTAAGCGTACTTGAATCTCATGGCCATTACCAAGTTCTTCTAATGCAGCACCGGCTTGATCTTCTGTGTCATAAACACCTTTAGCACGGACGCCACCAATCTTCATTACTGCCCATTTAGTAGGCTTCTCCCACATTTCTTGTGGAGTGCAATCACCCAGTTCACCATCAGTCTCCATTGCAAACTCTGCAGCTGAATGTAGCTTGATGCGTTCCTTGATAAATGCTTCACGTTCTGCATAGTCCCATAATGGGATCTCTACTTCTGTAATCGGTGATTCTGGATAGCCTTCTTTGGTGCCAACCTCACGGCTTTTCCAATCACGCAAGATGGCAACAATACCCAATGAATTAACCGGCTTTTCTGTGGCATGCTCAACTAACCAAGCATAGATATTAAGTTGCCATTCCCATTCAATCTTATGGTTCATTACAGACCATACAGACGTTGTTTTATAGTCTCTAATATCTACCTTACCATCGTTGATAATTTGTAAGTCTACGGCTCCAGAAATGTGCCAGCCGTCCACATCTGCATGTAGTCTTTGCTCAACAATATGGTTCTCATCACGGCCATGTTCAAGCACACCATGAATAGCAGTACCAATAATTGACCAAACCATTTCAGATGCATCTTGCTCAATCTCATCATCATACTTCTTGGTGAGCGCAACAATCTTAGGACTATTTAATAACTGAGTCGCTGAGATATTTGCACCACCTTTTGAATAGGTAGGACGATCCAATACATTTAAAAATGTTTGAGGTAAGTTAAATTTATTCGTTAATCGCATCTTTTTGTTTCCTCCTTGTTTCCCATGATTTTTTCCTTGCTTCCGATCTTTTAATCTTTTGCTCTTCACTGTTAGCCTTTTCAGACTTCCAGTAATCTTTCATTCGTTTAGAAAATGCACTCCTACCTTCTTCACTTTCTCTAAACTTTCTATTTTTATCTGCTTGCATAGCTTTCATTTCATCTGAAGAATATGACTTCCTAAGCTTTTCTGAGTGTTTCATACGCTGCTCATCAGTCCACGCTTTTCTGCTACTGTCAGCCGCCTTCTTTCTTGCCTCTGCTGTCCATTGCGCCTTTCTAATCGCAGACATTTTTTTACAATTCTCTGGCACTTCAAACCAAGACTTTAATGATCTTGATATTTTATTTCTTTGCTCTTCAGTAAATTTATATCCAGAAGGGCCATCACCTCCGTCAGTAAAGTTTGCAAGAAGCAGACCCTTCCCCCTGTACTTCTTAATCAATTCCCTTTCGTGAATGAATGCCTCTTCTTCAGTATCCCAATAAGAAACTATATGAGCCGTGTATCCATGCTTTTTTACTATCTTTTCCCATAAATTGTTTCTTTTGTACTTCCAAAGATATCTTTGACCAGACCCCTTCCCTACATAGAAGACTGAGTTTGTGTCATTTCTTGTGTGTATATATGTGTAGTATTTTTTGTCCATGCATATATTCTACCATACTTGTTAGTGATTTTCATCATCCACCTCAAATATTCCTAATTGGTCAGCCACTAGCGCAAAGGCATCAAAAGCTATTTCACTACAATACCTACTGATTGCAAACATACCTCTAGCTTTTTCAACTAAATGTATGGAATCATCTTTCATCATTTCATCTAACTCTATAGAAACTTTTCCAATTACTTCATCAATTTTATTCATCATCCACCTCTGGTTTAATTTTTCCGATATATTGATATTCGTCATCTTCACGCTTATGATAAAACCCTTGAATTAAACTTGCATTGCCTGTTTTATACAAATATAAATACTTTTTCTCTTTTGTTTTCTCTTTTATTTTATCTTGTCTAGCATGTTCAATTCTTGCCATTAAATCAACAACGACTGTAACTTGGTCAAGTTGCTTTTGAAGTTTATCAATTTTTTCAATTAAAATAGAATCACTCATCATCCACCTCTAGTTTAATTTTGCCTATGTATTTACCTAGTGCTTCGTTTGGCATTACATCACCTATTCTTACGCAATGTTGCAAAGCGCATTTATAAAAATACAAATACTGTGGCTCTTTAGGCTGTGTTGAAAAACCTTCACTCAATACTTTTGCCGCTATTCTTTCTATTGTTTCCATGTCTGCACCTAGACTTAACCAGTGCTTCACTATTTCAGGTATCTCTTTAGGCTGTGATTTAATGCGGTATTCAGTATCATTGTCATGCCATTGGGGGGTTTCAGCATCAAACCAATCCGTTGTAATACCTAATGTATTTTTTACAGCTCTACATTGAATCTCTGCGCCATCAGCCCATGCTTTTATTTCTTTTGCCCATTTATGTGGTTTCATAGTTTGTCACTCCAAATGCAGTTCTGCTTGCTTTCCAAGCTTTCTCTAATGCATCCCATAATGTTTTACTATCTACGTATTTACCATCCACAGTTTTAATATTGGTGATAGCAATGATTGCATCTTCTATTGAGTCATTGTCCCCTGTGCTTTGGTATTTAAGGTCTAGGCTCACTTATGCGCCTCTTTAACCAATGCATCAGCTAACACGAATACCTTTTCAGTAAAACGTGAGATAGATACATGGCCTTCTAAGATGGTGATGTCCATACCTTTAAGCACATAATCTGCGACTGCTACAGCAAACTGATTGCGAAGTGTATTATCTTGCGTAATACGCAAATCTGCTGAGCCTCCTGCTACCACTTCTACCTTTGGTTTTGCGAATGGCGCAGAAACTTTAGCTGTTACTTCTACTTCTTTGGTTGTTTCAGATTTCACAATTTCCTCCAATGCACATACGGTTATTTAAAATTTCAAGCTCTAGATCTTCTAGTAGAAATGTTTCTATTAGATTCTCAGCTTCATCTGTTACCGGCTCAAATATACTTTCCACAGTTTCATATACTGCAGTCTGCATCAGTAAGCCACGATCTCTTCCGTGATCAGTAAGAACTGAGTTTACAAAATCAGCCGGTGAAATGCCCCAGCTAAGTACTTCTTGATACTTCTCTTCATCAATCTTTACTTCTGCTACATATAAGAATTTACGCATTAGTAGGACTCCATCTTTGTAAACATGCTTGGATCATATGTACGCTCTGATCTATCATCGTAAACAACATGCACATATCCATCGTATAAAGCCCAGCATCCATTTAATGTAGTGCCATCAGCGCCACGTGCATACATCTGCAATAGCTTTGGATACTTTGCTGAACATTGTCTGTCTGTTAATACAATCTGACCGCCAGCTGAGTTTGGCATAGTCCATGTGGCGGCGTGAGCACTAACAGACATTAGTAGTCCAAACGCACCAACTGTGGTATAAATGAAATGTTTCATATCGGCCCCTTTGCTGAATGAGACATAAGTTTGCGCCATTATTTTTAAGATGTCAATAGGTTGTACCACTATTTAGTCACCTGTTATATAGAAAGAGAAAAAGATCAATGCAATCAATAACTTTGGAGTTACCATATCCTCCAAGCGTCAATCATTACTGGGGACAATCAGGCAAAACAAGGTTTATTGGCAAGAAGGGCAAGGAGTTTAGGGCAGATGTTTTAGCTGTTTGTGTGAGGGAAAAAGTACGTGCAATGTCAGGAAGATTGAGTGTGCATGTGAATCTTTATCCGCCAGATAAACGGAAAAGAGATATTGATAATGTGCTGAAGAGTTTATTAGATGCCTGCGAACATGCCGGCTGTTATGTTAATGACTCCCAAATAGATGAGCTACATGTCATCCGTAAGGAAGTCATTAAGGGTGGTGCTTGCTTTATTACTATTCTGGAATTGTAAAGTTCTCTCCACGTTCAGCCATCAAACGGAAGTGATTTACATTATCCAAGATTTGATTCTTGAGGCCTTTGTAATAATTCATCTGTGCAGTTTTCTGTGCAGGTGACATCTTACTTGCTGGAAGATCTGCAATACGATTGATCTCACCATTCAAAGCTTTCAAGCCGGACTCTGATTGAGAAACATAATCATGCAATACGATTGTAGATTTATTCTCATTAAAGAATTTAGCAGCCTCATCTTGGCGTTGACGTTTCTGCAATGTCATCCAAGTGTTGTAGTCTTTATCTGATCTTTCCTTTAGATCATAGAAGCGCTCTTCTGGACCATGTGGAGTTTCTGGCAGGAACATTTGACCGATAACTGGGTTCTGACTCCAAACCTTCTCCGGCTTATCGCTTGTAAATAGATCACTGCCCCACATTGCTAATGCGCCTACTGTAGCAAACCATCCTTTAACTAAGTGGTCAGCTTGCATAGGATTTAATGCACCAAAGGTTGATGCACTGATCGTCTTACCAAGTTGAGATGTGCTTGAATTAAACTGTTCAAATGACTGTAAGTTTTCCATACCACGTGGCGTAATATGTCCACCAGTAAAGAAATCATGATCAGTAACAATCTCTAATGGTGTTCTCAAGCCAGCCGGAATTGGGTTTGGTCCAAGCAATGAATCTGCAGCTGCTGTTGTAATGGCTTTGCGTAATCGGTGCATATCCATTTCATTAGTAGTTCCCTTAGTCATGATGTAATTTAAAGCCATTTCAGGAATAGTTTTAAAGAACAATGAGTAAGAGGTAGACATTGGGATTTTATATCCGCCAATAATCCAGTTACGTGCTTTAGTCTGATCATCAAGTTTTTGATACTCAGGATCATTCATCTTCAACATAGCGTAGATCATTGCCAATGTAGTAAATGCAGCTGTGGCTTTATAGAATTGCGCTGCAGCCTTACCTTTACTTACTCCGGCTAATCTACGTCCAGTCATTGCATCACCAAGCACATCAATCTGGTTAGCAAACGCACCCATAAATGCTACAGTACGAACCTCAGCTTGAGCCAACTTGCTATTACCATGACGCATAAAGTCAATGATAGAGTTTGCAGCAAAGATTGCTTCAGTCTCACTACCTGTACGTTTCAATACTTCTTTGTAGATAATTCTACGTTGAGCGTAATCAGATGCATCACCGATATGATCTAGTGCTTTTAACAATGCAGAAGTAATGTTGTGGTTTTGAACGCCCATTGAAAGCGCAAAGTCCTTCTCAGCAGTACGTCCGGCTAATTGGAAACCACCAACACCATAGGATTTAAGAATCTTAACAATCGGATCATTAGGCATTAATGCAGATCCAAAGCTTGCCAACACCCTACCAGCAGCAAGCACTGGGTTCTTCAATCCTGTTACTGCAGCAGCTGTTGGCGCATCCTTAACTACTTGATATAGCTGGAAGAATGGGTTAATTGTTACACCACGTCTACCAAACTGCTGCATTGAACTTAGGAAACTCATCATTGGAAGTTCCATAGATTCCATGCCCAACATAGCCTGTGCCACATGTGGATCTTTAATCTCAATAATGACACGTTTACCATTGATAAGAATGTTAGTGCGTAAGGAACCATCCGGCATTAAACCTTCACGTGGGAATACAGCAAGCTTACCATTGGCTTTTTTGGTACCAAACTGAGCTGCTATTTTTAATGCTGCATAGTTACGTGCTGAGTTACGTGTCATCATCATCACGTTGTTTACCATGTTACTGATAATGTTGTTGATCTGTTTGTCTACAACACCTCTAGCAAACTTCTTCTCTTTAGATACATTAGATAAGCCGGAAATGCTACTAGAAGGCGCATGAAGCTCTTCTGTATCATCGGTAATACGTGACCAAGGCACATAGTCTTTTATGCTCTTTAAATGCGCTCCACGCTCTTTGCTCATCACTCCACCAAAAACTAGGTTATCTAGCATGTTGTGGTTTACTGCAGTCCAGTTATCCATAATCTGACGAAGCTCAGGATATGCTTTTTCTTTAGCAATCATTCTATCAATGGCTTCATCATTAATAATAGGGAAGCCTTTGCGATCACGAATCACTTTGCCATCAGCATCTCTGAGTAAGAAGTATGATGGGATCTTATCACGATAGATGAACTCAATATTCTTAAGATCTTGTGAGGCTTTCTCAGCATCTTCACCACTAGTAATTTGACGTTCATATTCTGCTTGGCGGTTCAAGAATTCATTCTGAATACTTCTAGCACGTTTAGCTTCTAAATATGATTGCATTAATGTAGAGCCGGCATCTTTGCCTAACTTCCGGTAAATTGCTTGTTCTGCTAGGAAAACGTTACGCATTGAGAACTTATCTGCTATCGCTTTAAACATTTGTGATGCATGATCAAATACTAATTTACCTTGCAACATGACTGCAGATGCAATATGGCCTGAATGCAATGCATTCATTTGTGCAACTGATGCAATAGCTACCTTATGGATCTTATCAGCAGAGTCTCTTACTTCCTTGAATAGTTTATTGCCAAACATTTTAGCTTCAGCTTTTTCAAGACCTATACCACCATAGATAAATCCAGTTTGGAAATTAGTCAGTGAATCATCTAATCCGCTAACCATTTTATTCACAGACTTCTTAGGCTCAGCTAGTCCTTTAAGAATATCTTTAAGATGTCCAATGCCACTTGTAAACTTCTCACCTAATGTATCAGCGCCATGATGCACTGCTTGTGGAATGCCTAGATCATCAAACTCATCTTGTAAGTCTTTAGCTTTCTTGCGATCAAAGTTTCTGTATTCACCTTCTTCTGCAAGCATATGATTTGTAACGAATTTACCATCACCTTTTTGCAAACTGTCCAATGCTCTGATAATAGATGCATCTGACTTAAAGCCAAAGAATGATTTAACTTTTTCACCAAACTCACGTAGCCAGTTACCTAAGCGATTAACAATCCCTTTGTTTATAGCTGCAAAGCGATTAGCCATAATGTCTGAACCATTGACAGCCCAGAACTCAGATGGGTTATAGTTTTGATAATGTTCAATATCTACATCACCATTAGCCAATGCCTTACGTACATCTTCACCGGCTTTTGTATCGCCTTCTAAGTGGTACTTAACTAGATTGTCATAGAATTTCTTAAGTGCAGGATCATCACCTTCATCAGCAGCTTTTTTAGCTTCAATGAAACTATCTACCCACGCTTTACGAATAGCTTTACGAATAGGTTCCGGCATCATTCTTTCAAGATGGTGCAAGATTTCATGGATAGGTGTTACATCACTAGCAGAACCTTTCATTAGTACCATGATTCTAGCCATTGAATTATACAATCCGGATGCCATCTCACCTTCTTTGGCAGAGCGAATAGTTATGCCAAGATCATCCACAAGCTGTGGGTTCTTATTAATAAACCATTCAACTAAACGTACAGCCTCTTTGGTGATCTCACCTTTGCGTAATGCCTTTTGGAGTTTCTCTTTAAGGATCTCAGCACCACGTACACGTTCTCTATAGGTACCGGGCTTCTTAGTAAAGTCTAAGATTTCTTTTACTCTGTTAGCAAACTCTTCAGAAGTTATCTTACCTTTTTCATATAAGCGCTTGATTCTATTAATTTCTACACGCAATGATGGTGAGCGCTGCGCTTCTTCTTCAGTAACAGAATATGGCGTATCGTGGCCTGGAAGTTCTTCCGGCTTAGGTTCGTGAGGCTTAGCTCTCTTTTCAATGCTGAAAGGAATGAAGTCTGGATCTGACCATTTATCTTCTTCTGCTGTACGCTCTTCTTTGGCAAGTTCTTCATCACGTTCAAGTTCATCAGCATACTCTTGAACTGCATCATCTCTTGCGCTGTCTAATGCGTCCCTTACTTCATAAATAACGTCATCAGCATACTGCTCTCTGTCGCTAAGCGCTTCATAAATATCTGACGGATCTTCAATGATGCCTTCTTTTTCAAGCTTATGAACAAAGCGTTTGATCTGTGCTTTAGTTTCCAATTCACCGCTATCAATTTTTTGGATAGCTTGGCCAATAGGCCCTTCATCAACATGAGCTTCTGCCTTAGCTTGTCTTGCTTCATAAGCAGCTTCATCATCAATTTCAGCACGGCTTTCTGGATGCGCTTTAGAATGAGTTACATCTTCAAGAATTTCCATTCTATCAACATAATGATAGCCATCATTTTGAGTACGTACTTCTATTCTTCCATCAGGTAATTTTCTTGTAATGGTGCCAGTAATAACATCTTCAGTCCCTGGCTTTTCTATTTTAACCATATTGCCAACATCATTTTTGTTGACTTCTTTAGGCGCTACTTCTTCTGGCTTAGCACCAAACATATCCTGTGCACCATGAGCAGCTGCTACATCAGCCGGACGATTGCTTCCTGTTAAACCAAACTCTTCTGGTGCTGGAGCGTTAGCCTTCTTAGCTTCTTCTGCAGCAGCTCTTTGCTTAGCTAATTCATCAGCTTTAATCTGCGCTTCTGTTTGACCTTGAAGTTCCAATGCATTATGTTCTGCTTCTTGTGTGGCAACATCGCCTTCATATCTTTGGCGCATTTCATGTTCATGGCCTTCAGGAGTAAGAATTCTTTCTCCAGATAAAGCATCATGCAAAACATCACCAAATTCAGAGATAGTTGAGTCTGGAGATATATAACCGTATTGTGCCAATGCTTCACGCATCGTATCCAATGACTTAGCATTTTCTCCGGCATGGAATGCACGTCTAAAGCCAACACCTTTGTTCTTCATGTCAGCTGGATCAAGACCGAACTCAGATGCAGCTTCTTTAATATCCATACCGCCCATTCTTGCAATGGCAGTAATGATGTCATCGTTAACCGGATCAACAATACGTTGTTGTGCTTGCGTCTTCTTAGCAGCTTCAGATCTTTGCTGAGCTTGTCTTTGCTGAATAATCTCAGCTGGTGTTAATGGGCGCTCTGTAGGAGGCAAGCCGGCTTTAGCTTTTAATTCATCAATGTGATCTTTTAAAGCATTTAAATTCTCTTCACTTGGTAAAAAGATAGACTTATCAATTAACTCAGCTGCTTTTGTTTTTGGAGTATTCCAGCTATCACCCACAGCATTTCTTGTGTAGTAATGAAGATCTCTAAGTTCGCTAGTAAGTTTATTGAGCTTGTCATAGTCAGCACGTCTAGGACGTCTTAGATTGCTCATCTTTTCATTTAATGGCAATAACTCAGAATAGATTCTGTCAAAATCACTAATGCGCTTATCTAGTAAATCAAAGCTTGGGTTCTTAATATCTTCTGCAGGAAGACCTTCGCCCTTATAATCTTTAGCAGGCTCATGGAGTAAAGGCTCTGCCGCTTGAACAGGTGCAGCTTCTGGAATTGCAGGAGGAGTAGTCTCTTGGATTGCAGGAGGAGCAGCTTCTGCAGGCGCAGCTTCTTGTGCTACGGCTGGAGTTTCTACAGGACCAGCTGGGTTCTCACCTCTAGCTGCATTGTTAATCTCTGTATAGATGGTAGGTTTAGCTACTGGTCGTGCTGGTGTAGCTTCAACCGGTAATGCTAATGGTGCAGGCTGAGGAGCTGGACGTGGAGTTGCCATAGGCTGTGTTGCAGTTGGAGCAACACCTAAGTCTTCTGTATCAAATAGATGTTCTTCTTGTATGCCATGACCGCCACCTTCTGTTGGCTGAAATTCTCCTGCTGGTGGAATCTCTGGGCCTTTTCCTTTAAGTGCACCAAATGCAGCCTTAGCACCATGAACGCCTGCATCAAATACAGCAAAGTTGGCGGCTTGGTTAAGCACTTCTTGTGGGTTAATTTCTTGTCTTTCACCAAGAGCCATTTCACCAGTTTGTCTGGCTACATTAGTTCCAGCACCTAATGCTCCGGTCTTACCAACATTTTTAGCGGCATTTAATGCACGTTGAATACCTTTTGAAATTGCAACAGTTTCTCCAGTTCCTTCCGTTGCAGCAGCAAGTGCAGAATAAAGTGGAAGATCTGGAAGTGTTTCATATATAAGAGATTTAACAGTTTGTACTGGATGATGGACTATTTCAGATCCAAGCTGGCCTAAACTTTCACGCAATGATGGAGGCGCAGGTTCTGATGCTTCTTTTTGATCCTGTAGTTCTGCTTGTTGATTTCTTAAAGCTTTATATTCAGCATTGAATTGTTCATGATAAGCTTTAGGATTATTTTTAATTTCAGGACCAAAATTAGCAATGACATTTTTATCTGCCTGCTGCATATTTTGTTGATCACTATTAAGAGCACCTTTAAGATAAGTTCCGGTATCACCATGCAACATCCAATCTTTAAAACTCATTTCTGGACCAGTTCCAGCCCAGTTTATGTTTTGTTTTGGAGCGGCATTTTTATCTTGTGGTGCAGCAACAGGAACTGCTTGTGGCTCTTGATAATAACCAGTATTGTGCGCTAAATCATAGTTCTGATTAATCTTAGCAACATAATCAAGTCCTTTATCACCTAGATGTGATAAGTCGTTGGTTTTTAAATACTTATCTACAGTAGGCTCACCTTGATGATAAGCTAGAAGTGCAGTGGCAGGATCTTGATACTTATCAAGATTGTGTTTCATGATGGCAACACCAGCACGGATATTATCTTCCGGTGTCATTAGATCTTCTTTAGTAAAGCCAAAGCCTCTTGCCGTTGCAGGCGTAATTTGCATCACACCATAGGCATCTTGATTAGATACTAAAGGTTTTCTTTTATCGCCCTCACCAACATACTGAGACAGCCGGCTTTCTTGATAAGCTTGAGCAACAGCATAGTTTGGATCTATGCCTTGACGTTGAGCTTCCGTAGCAATTTGACTAGCCAGTTCTAATTGACTGTCACTTAACTTACTGACATCTATTGCCATTTAATATCCTTAAGACTGATTTTGTGCTGCTTTACGTCTTGCTAATTCCGCTGTGTATGCATCTATTTGTGGGCTTCCTGCACCAGGATTTGCTGATGCTGTATTCTCTGGTTTTGTTCCTGAGTTATGCCACCAATTAGAAATATTCTCTAATACTCCAGGTGGAGGAGCCGGTTGTGCTGGTGGTTTTGGCACCCTCATTGGAACTGGACTTCCTAAAATACCTGACATGTATGGAGATAAAGATCCTACCACATTATTCCATGCCATTGCATGAATAGTTTCAGATGGCAAGCCAGCAAATTGATTTTGTTTTCTTAGGTTCTCTTCTTCAGCACGAACAGTTGCCATGAAATCCTTACCGCCTCTTTCCTTAAGAGCGTCTTCACGATATTGATTTTGAAGATCTTGAGTTGCTTTAGTTTGACCAAGCGCCGCTTCTTTAGCTGCTCTTGATTGCTCAGCTGTGATAATGCCTTGTGCTAATTGTAATTGACGTGCTTGATCTGCCTTAGCTGCATTCATTTCAACATCTGCAACTTTATTAGCATCAGATACATTTTGAGCTTGTTGAGTACCATACCAATTCATAGCACCAGTACCTGACGCACCCACATTAGTAAGCAAGTCTGCAAAACCATGACCTGTACGTGATGGCGCTGACATTAATCCTAATCCAAAGCGCATTAAAGCTTCATCTTTCATAGTAGCTTTGCGATCTTCAATCTCTTTTTTGATGTCTGCTAAATGACCAGCAACAGCTTCTGTAGCACGGTCTTTACCCATTGCTTGAGCCAAGAATGCTACTTCATCAATTGTGCCATCCTTTTTAACAGGAATGTTAGCAAGACCTGCAGCCGGCTGATCTGGTGGCATAGCAACTGTATTAGGTTCTTGATCCGCAGCCGTCATTGTATAGCCACCACCATCTTGTGGAGCTGCTGGAGCTGCAGGCATAGGAAGACCTGGAACATTATTCATAAAATTAGATGCAGCACCTTGATCTCTCATTGAATCACCAATCAATGAATCTGCAGCTTCTTTATTTTTTTCTTTCTGAATTACATCGCCATCTGCAAAAGCTAATATGCCACCACTAGCTGCTCTAACCGTTGTTAAATCAGGAGGCGTTGCAATAGCGCCTAGGCCAGCTCTGTTTTGTGGAGCCTGAGCTACTTGCTGCTGTGGAGGCAAGCCTTGACCTGGCTGTGGCAATGGTAATGGTTGACTCAATACTTGAGCAGCTTGAGGATTATTAGCTACATATTGATTTAACCCAAGTTGACCTTGTGCTACTACTTTACCAATAGCACTTTCAGCTGGGCTTTGTTGTACTTGTTTGAGCTGATCATTGCTCATCATACGCATAGGAATTGCGCCACCAGCATCGTAACGTGATACTTTATCTTTTTGCAATCCACCACCGGCCGACTTATTCATTAATGAGCTTAAGCCTATACCAGCGGTACCAAGACCAGCCAATTGTTGTACAGCGCTTGGTGCAGCTTGATACATTGATGTAGTAGCTTGTTGCATTGGTAGACCACGCAACATAGAGTTGAGTGTACCCAATTGCAAGTACGGATATTGCTGTGCAGTAGCGTAGTTTTGAATTGCTTGGTTGATAATGTTTTGTTGTTGCGCTTGTTGTGTTGCACCTTGTTGTGCTTGTGTACCAATAACACCTTGTTGTGCACCCAATTGTTGAGTGCCAATATTTGCAAGGTTTGTACCTTGAGCACCTGCTTGAGCTAAGCCGGATAAGCCATATTGACCAGCATTAACTCCTTGACCAACACCTTGTAATCCTGTTTGTGCGCCAGCAATACCTGTATTAATTGCAGCATTACCAGCTTGCATACCTTGTAGACCAAGATTAGCAGCTGCCAATTGTTGTGCTTGAGCATTATTAAATGCAGTATTGTAGCCCTGACCAATTGCTTGATTCATTGCTGTATTTTTATTACGCTCATTTTCAGCGGCCATCAATGCTTCACGTGAGCCACCAAATGCACCTTGTTGCGTAGCATTAGCTTGTTCTTGTTGACCAGTAATTCCGTATTGACGTTGCATCTCTTGCAATTGTGGTTGCAATGATGATTGTAAATATGGGTTCATGTACGCTTGTACAGCATATGGATTGGTTGCTTGGTTAGCAAAGTTTTGACCAGCACCATAACCCATGCCAGCCATATTAGCAGCCATGTTGCCTAACATTGCACCTTGATTACCATAGCCCAATGATTGGCCCATTAGTCCTTGTGCTTGATTGGCAGCACCTAATGAACCATAGCCAGCTTGAGCAGCTAAATTAGAGCCTAAATCATACTGTCCTGGAACTTGTAGATTTGCTGCAGATGATTGCGCCTGCTGTTGTAATGGTGAAAATCCAGCTACATAATTAGCAGGATTATTGCTGTATGGAGTATAAGCATTAAAGCCTGTGCCAGATGGATTATAGATTTGTGATTGAGCTGCGTTCAACATGTTCGTGACATATGGCTGCGCATAGTCAGGAATGTTGGTATTCGTAACAGTAGTGTTAGTAGGGCCTGAAGGTGCAGATCCGCCACCCTCTAATGTCATACGTTTGCCAACTGGCTGGAATGCATTTTCTGGCAACATGTCAAAATGGTTATATCTCATATGGCTTTACCTACTATAAAATTTTTGTGAATAGTTTATCTGTATGTTTGTAACCTAAGTATTCAAACAATCTACTGTTATCTAAATGAATCTTTGTATGAGCAATGATTCGGTTGATGCCACGTTCTTTTAAAACTTTCTCAGCATATTGAAACAACTTAATGCCTACTCTACCCTTGCGATATTCTTTTTTGATAAAGTAAACATCTTCATAAGCAGTCTTACAATCTTTATAGTGCACATGTGGCTGGATAAAAAATGCAATATAACCAATGAGTTCGCCATCATTCCTACAAGTAATTGTACGCAACATTCCGGCTTGTGCCATTGCTTTGTATGCATCCCAATCAGGATTTAATGGAAACTCTTTTGTAACGCAAAGCTCATCATAGTGCAGTGGAAGAACCTGCATAAATTCTTCAATGAAATCTACACCATTAACGTCTTCGTAAATGATCATGCTGGTAAGTATTTATATGCTTTAGTATCTGCTGCAATATCTTTTGTGGCTGCACGTTTAGCTTTAATGCGATCCATCATTGCATATAGGCGCTTAGCACCAGCATCAGTTGAGCCATTGCCAAGTTCTGAAACAATACGTGCAGGAATAACGAACTCACCTTCAGCCAATCTAGCCGGCTGTTTGTGTCCGATAGATGCAGGGATTGAATCACTTACGCCATCGCCCGGTCCTTTAAGCAAGCTACCGCCATCTGAATATCCACCTAATGAACCAATGCCGCCCATGCTGTAATGAATATCACCACCATGAGCAAACTGTAATCCACCCTCTTTAGAGGTAACAGGAACTTGTGCTTGTTCTGCAATCTGTTGTTGAGCTACTACAGCCGGATCAGTTGGAATTACGCCTAATCCGCCAGCAGATGTCATGGCGCTCTTTCCTGGCATAAATGCGCCTGATCTTATATCATTCATCAATCCTACTGCACGTGCATAAGGATCAGCTGCTTTATACTTTTCTTCTGAGTATGCAACAATGCCTGGGTCATGAGCTGCAGAATGATAAGCCATATGTGCTGATGGCATTTCAGGCTTTGGAGTGCTCATCATTGCAGCACCCTTTTGAATATCTTGAATTGCATTGTATTTGCTATTTGTTGTTGAATCTGATTCAACATCATCTGTAGTCATGCCTTGATCAGCATAACGATTAACATCCATTAAACCACCACCAGCTGCTGTAAGTGGGTTATATGGAGTTTTTGCATAGTTAGCGTATTGTTCTTTATAGTAAGGATTTGGCTGTGCAGGAACAGTAGGGCCGGTCCATTGTGGATTAACTTTTAATCCCATTGGATTTGAATTGTCAGACTGTGTTGCTGTTGGAACCGGTTGGTTTACTGCAGACAAGCCTGCCATTAGTGGGCCGCCAAAAGCACTTAATGTTGCCATCT